GCAGTAGACCGGCTATGCCAAAATGGAGTGGGTCAGTTGGAGATGAAAACGGTGGGTCACTTCGACACGGCAATCAACACACGGCGATGTCGGCATATAACTCACGTGAGTTCCACCACGTCTACCCGAAGGCGTTTTTAGCGTCGAAAGGGATCCAGTTTCACGAGTCCAATATTATTGCGAACGTCTGCTTCCTCAGCTCGGCGGATAACCGTGCGATCAGCGACGACTCGCCGGCAACATACATGGCGAAGATTGACCCGGCATATCGACCGACGATCGCGACCTCCTCGCTGCTTCCCGTGACCGCTATGGATGGCTCAATGCCCTACGCCGACTTTATCAAGACACGTGCGGAGATACTTGCAGGGGCGGCCCGTAAGCTCATCGAGAACGCCGAGCCGTGACCAAAGCGCTGACCTTGACGGGAACACTCTGCTGAGCGGCTGGTCTGGCGCAGGCTGCTTACGCTCAGCGGGGCCTCGTGCGACCGCGTCCTCCTGGCCGAGGGCGCGCATACGAGTGCGATCCTGGTGTCGCACAGCTGTCGGGCACGTCGACGAGGCCCACCGATCCGATGTTTCCATTAAGCGAACAACTGCCGTCCAGACGAGCGACCGCGAATTTCGGGTACAGGTCGATTGTGAGAAAAATAGTCGGCTTACGGCATCGTGGCGCCTGGTCGGCTGTACAACCGAAACGAGACATCGAGGATCCTAATAGGCGGCGCCTTCGAAAATGAATGCACGCGACGGAACAGACGTCGCGTGCATTCGGGAAGGTCGACTACAGCAAGCCTCTTTCGGCGAAGCTGACATGACGATCGCCTGCAATAACAAGGTGATCAATTAACCGCACATCGACCAGGGCCAACGCCGCAGCCAGTGCGCGTGTCAGGGTCTCGTCGGCCCGTGACGGTTCCGGATTTCCACTGGGGTGCTGATGCACGCAAACCAGCGCGGAAGCATTCAGCGTCAATGCGCGCTTCACCACCTCCCTGGGATAAACCGACGTCTGCGTAGCCGTTCCACGGAAAAGCTCCTCGTACTGGACCACGCCGTGCTGCGCGTTGAGGAAAACCGCCCCGAAGAGCTCGTAACTGATTCCCGCGAGTCGCATCTTGAGGAAGGCACTCGCCAAGTTCGGACTGTTGATGATTTCCTTGGCCGGCGTTTCCTGGAACGCACGCTCCGTCAAGATGTGGACCGCACGGATGGCATCCCAACCGGAACCGTATCGCCCGCGCGCCTCCTCCAGCATCATGGAGGCCCGGCCGCCCGCGGCGGTGTAGATTCTCTTTGCGGCACGCATTCCGAAAAGCGTCTGCAGTGCATTCAATGTCTGGGTATCAGGTTTCTTCATAGCGTTCTCCGATAACTCGCAACCGGCGGGATTGCCGGCCACTTCGGAGACGCGGTGCAGCGCAGCTGTCAAGGCTCGCCGCAGGCGACTTGCAAGGGCGGCGCAGCCGCCCGCCGGCCTTGACGGGTGTGCTGCACCGCGTACGCTGGGAAATCACGGCAAGCCCCACCGGTCAATAAGCTACGGTGCCGATTCGAAGGATTGCCACGCCAATTCTTCGGCCGCATGGCCGCATTACAAATCCCGCGCCGTATGGCGCCCATAGCCCAAATTCCAGCGACGCCTCGAACTCTGCCGAAGCCGACAGCGCCCAACTGCCGAATATTCACGCTGCAGTTTTCCCGTCCGTGGCAGTGACGACCGCGGGAGCGTCGACAAAACTGCCAGTCTGCCGCCATGACTGCCCAGGAATCTCCAATTGCGGGGGAGACGATGAATTCGACACCATTACAGCCGATAGGCCTGAATTCCCAGGAGGCTATGCGGTACCTAGGCGTGCGCAAGCGAACTTGGGACCGCCTTCGACGGCAACTGCGTTCGATTCGCCTCGGGACCTCCCGCCTATATGCCCGGGAGGATCTCGATCAGCTTTTTTCCAACCTACGGCAATCGGCTGTCGTCGAGGAAATCTACGTCGGCGTAGCGAACGTCACTCCTCCTGCGGGGGATACCGGATCGACCGAACAAGGAGCAAAATTCGCAGCGGACGGGCGACCCTCGCAACCACCGAAAGGAGAAAGAAAATGGGTCGTCAAAAAGGCGTCTACCAGGACGCCCACACCGGCCGTTGGCGGGTTGACCGATGCTTCAAGAATCATCGACTCCATCAAAGCTTTGACAGCTTTGAAGAAGCCGAACGCTGGCTAATAGCGAAGCTCGCCGATCTTCAGCGCCGCACGCACTTCGGGGAAAGACCTCGCATTACGTTCTCCGAAGCCACACTGAAATACCTCGCAGCACCCGAGCAACAGGTCAAGGGTTCTTTGAAGACGGAGGGATATTTGCTCCAGAGTCTCGTGCCCTACATCGGCAGCCTGGAATTGGCCAAGATCCACGACGATTCGCTGGCGCCGTACATCACGGCGCGCAAGGCATTGGGTAGATCGCATAAGACGATCAACCTGGCCCTGGGAGTCGTGCGCCGGATCCTGCGCCTGGCCGCCTACAAGTGGCGCGACGACATTTCCGGCCAAACGTACCTCGAGTCAGCGCCGCTGATTACGTTGTTGCCCATTAAGGGCTACCAACGTGAACCGCGGCAACTGACTTGGGCGCAGCAGCGTAGGCTGCTGCCGCTTCTTCCTGACCACCTGGGCAAGATGGCGCTCTTCGTACTCAATACCGGGGTACGCGACGACGTCGTCTGCAGCCTGCGCTGGTCCTGGGAGATCCGGCACCCGGATTTGGAGTTCTCGGTGTTTGAGGTGCCACCGGAGCACGTCAAGGGCGGGCGCTACGAGAAGTCGCGCCAGTCTGTGCGGTATGTCGTGCTCAACACCGTCGCTCAGAGCCTAGTCGAAGCCGAGCGTGGCCGGCATCCAGAATTCGTGTTCGTCTACCAGCACAATCGGGGACGATCCGGATCGCTGGGAAACTCAAGACCCGTCGGCTTCGTCCCGGTACCTCCGAAGCCCATTACCGGGGGCATGCTCAATACAGGTTGGTTGCGGGCGTGCATGAAGGCCGGAGTTGCCGGCCTTCGCGTGCACGACCTGCGCCACACGGTAGGCATGCGGTTACGCGAGGTCGGGGTTACGGAGAACACGATCGCCGATGTCCTCTGGCACTCCATCGGTCGCAATGTCACTAGACATTATTCGGCGGCACAGGTACGAGAGCTCCACGCGGCTTTGGAGCGCATCAAAACCGAAGCTGCGAAGGGTGCCAACAAGACGTTGCGGACACTGGCGGAAGAGTCTCGTGAGGCGAAGAAAACCGTGGATGTCACAAAAAGTCCCACCAAAGTCCACGGAAGGCGTAGTGAAAGAAAAAGGGCCTAGGAGAGGTCACTCCTAAGCCCTTTGAAATACAGCAGTTTTTGGTGCGCCCGGCAGGATTCGAACCCACGACCCCTTGGTTCGTAGCCGGTGGGCCGCATTGATGTTTTCGCCTTTTGAATCAAACATCAAAGTCACGCCGATTGTCTCGATCGCGCATCCAGAGCATCGCGCCAAGTCTTTGTTTCTTCTAGCCTGCAGTTTGCTCATTGAGACAGGCCATGCCGGGCGCGCGCCGCCGTCCTTGTTACAAAATACCCGTTGCCAAGTGCACGCATTGCGTGTATATTTCTTTCCATGGATGCAACGCATCCGCCGCGCCTCGGGCAATCAGGGGCCAGGAACCAAAATGACGAAAAACACGATCCCGGCCAATGACGACGCGATCATCGCGGCCGCGCTGACAATCCTTGAAGGCCGGATGCGCAAGCCCGGTGCTGCGATGACCTCCCCGACCGCTGTGCGCGATTACCTGCGCCTGTCGGTCTCCACCCTCGGGCATGAAGTGTTCGTGGTGATCTTCGTGGACGCCCAGCACCGCGTCATCGCCTGCGAGGAACTGTTCCGGGGCACCCTGACGCAGACCGCCGTCTACCCCCGCGAAGTGGTCAAGCGCGCGCTGGCGCACAACGCCGCAGCCGTGATCCTCGCCCACAATCACCCCTCTGGCGTGGCGGTGCCGAGCAGCGCCGACGAAGCCCTCACCCGTGCGCTGATGACGGTCCTGGGCATGATTGATGTTCGCGTGCTGGACCACCTGATTGTTGGAGGCATGGACATCGCCTCTTTCGCAGAACTCGGGCTCATTTAATCGCGGGGCGGCCGCCGGAAAATGGCGGCCGCCTTGTACCCACGAAGTGCGATTTTATTGGAGGTATCACGATGGCAAACCACCCGAACCGGGGTGGCGGCACTGCGGCCGCGAACCCGACGAAAGAGCAGATTTGCGCATTGCGCGAAACGGCCGGTCTGACGCAAACCCAGGCCGGTGAGTTGATCCACGGCACACTGCGCGCCTGGCAGGACTACGAGGGCGGCCAGCGCCGCCTGCACCCAGGACTATGGGAACTATTTCAGATCAAGGTTGCGATGCGCGCCAATCCAATGACGCTGCAGGCCGACGGCGCTCATCCGGCAAAGCGGCTCACGACCGGCTGATTTACGCCAGCCGGGCCCCGCGCGCCAGCGGCGCACCATCGGCCTCGAGTTCCTCCTGCAGGAGCGCCATGGCGCGCCACGCAAGGTATGCGGTGTGCCTGACCTCGTAGACCGTGACGACACCGGTTTCGGGTTCCGTTATTTCGACGTAATCGAAACCGCCGCGCTCGAGCAGATGGCGCACGATGCAGTCAGCATGGTCCGAGGACTTGCCGCGCGAGTGGTGCAGTTCCTCACCCGGGTTATGCTTCAGGTTTCCGATGAACGAAACGCGGGAAACTTCGGCGACGGCCGCCGAGAAGTAGTCCAAGAAGCCGCGCGTCATCGGGTACTGTTTGCGCACCGCCGAATCGGTCGGCAATATCGTTTTTGCCGGTGCCGTGATCGGCGGCTGTTCCACGATCGCCTCAAACACGCGCTGCGCGCGCGACGGCCGTTTTTTCGCTGCTTTCATTTTTCCTCCGATTACCTCATGCCGGAATCGAGCATCAGCATGCAGAAATTGCCGACCGACCAGGAGAGCATGAGGCACCCCAAAATCGGCTTGCTCTCATAAAACGCGGCCATGGCTGCGCAAAAGTACAAAAACCCGACCGCGAGGAATAGCCAATCGGTCATCTGACGAAGATTTCCGTGGACATGCGCTTGCCGTGCTGCTCGTCTATCAGGTAGGAGACCTGCGAGGGCCGGGAGAAAGGCGCGACGCGCTGCGAAAATGGTCCCCAGCCGATAAGGCAGTTGTTCACGACCAGCCGCCCGAGGTCAACGTATGTGTGGTGATGGCCGATGTTCATAACGTCCACGGGCTCGGTGCCGTTGATCTTGGCGAGCCACTTGAGCCCTGGGATCGTCAGACCGCCCACGCCATCCATGTATCGGAACTGGTCTCCGTGGTTGAAGCCCAGCGTGGTGTTCAGAACCTTCAGGCGGCTGATTTCGTCCTTGCCGGCGTGGACGACAACCTTGTCGGAACCGGCGTACACCTTGGCAATTTGCTGGTAGAGCATCCATTCATAGCTTTGCTTCCAAGCGGTGTTGATACGGCGATCCGGCGTCGTGCGCCCGTGATTGCCCCAGCTCGTCGGCACTTCAACGCGCTTGATTCCAGGGTGACGGGATATCGACTCAATGACTTGCAGGCACAAGTCCTGCGCGAATAGAACTTCCTCTGTCGGGGACAGGAAATTCGACTCGGCGAGGTCTTCGTGGATGAATCCGGTCATGAGGTCGCCGCCGAGCCACAGCACGACCTGGTCGATGCCCCAGCCGTATCCGCCCTTATCGCGCCAGGATTCAATCATCCACAGCGCGCCCTCAATGAGATCCTTGACACGCCGCTGGGCGATGTCCGGGTTGTACTCGTTGCGTCCGCCGACCTGGGCCGGGTCCACGCGCTCGCCGACGTGCCAGTCTGAGCAGAGCAGAACGAAAGCGCCGCGGTGCTTGATGTTCTTCGGTGCCCCCACGGGAGGTAAAGCCTTGCGGGGCTCGCCAAGCGCCAACGCGACGCCCAGTCGTTGATTGGCCTCGTCCAGTTCACGCTCGAGCGCGGCGGCTTTGGCGCGAGCCTCCCGAAGTTCCGAGCGCAATTGCACGGAACCGGAAAATTCCCGCTGTTCGCGGTCTTTGCGAATGGACTCCTCGATCGCGGAGTCGCGCGGATCGGCGTTCACTTCTTGGCCCACCACGGCTTGATGCCTTGGCGCGTGCAAAGGGTGTGCATACCGGACTGCCCGAGGCGCAGGCCATGCTTCTCCTGCATGTAATTGGCAAGCGCATCGAATTTGATCGGCGCCCCTTCCGCAGCGCGCTTTTCGAAGTACCGCAAATCGTCTATTGCGGCAGCGGTTGGCTCCGGTACGATTCCGGTTCGCAAGTTGCTCAGTATCAGGCGGTCCAGATCCTCACGAGACTGGACCGCTTTCTTTTTTGCCGTCATTTCAACTCCCTTGAAGGTAAAAAGCTGGCGTCATCACTTCGTCCGGGTCTTCGTCCGGTTGGCAAGAATCCCCGCCGTTTATTGCGGTGGTCAAATGCCAACCCAAGCCAAGGCCCAGCAGGAAAACGATCAGGTAGGGCACGAACTTATTCATAGAGATGTTCCGGGCCAGGTGCGTGGGTATGGCTGATGATGCGCAGGGTCCGCATCTGGGCAATGTCGGTAAAGGTGAACAACTCAACCTCCATACCGTACGGTTTCACCTGACGACGGATGTCGGCGGCGATCTTGCTCTCGGGAGGTTCGTCAAGAAGCGGCCGAAACTCAATCAGGCGCACCTGCTTCAGAACGGCGCCCATGGCCGTGTCACGCAGCACGTCGTGCTGGTTGCTGATTTCGGTAAGGAATGGCCGCACATCAGAAATCCGGTACCGCACGATGCCCTGCACGACGACGGGCCTGTCGTCCTTAGTGGTGATGCTCTGAGGCTCCAAAGCAAGCGTGGTGAACACCGTATGCTCGCTCAGGTAGCTCTCGACCAGCGGCCAGCGCCAATGAAATCCCGGGTCCAATGTGCGGTGATACTTGCCGAATCGAAAAACGGCCGCGCGCTCATATTCGTAGACGACCACGAAAGGCTGCAAATGCTCATGCAGCGACGTGACGATCTCTCTGATCCAATCAAACATTTTGTTCCCCGTGCTTTGAGTTTCAGTCGTACGGGATTGCCTTCAGTTCTATCTTTTCCTCCTCAATTTGGTCTGCAGGCATGACCCTGCGCAACACATCGACGACAAATGCCATGCGGACGTGCGAAACGTAGTGTTCGCCGTTTTTCAGGATTCCCTCGCCGCACCGCGCCGCGAGAAGCACTTCCTCGACGGCAAGATCGCCGCGCCCGCCCTTGCGGGTGAGGCTATTGACCAGTTCGTCTATGGTCATGTCCCCGCGCAGTTGCAGTACGCGCACGCGCCGCATGGCTCGCTCCTTCTATTTGCCGAGCTTCAGGATTTGCAAGTTCATCGCGTCGTAACCGGCCTGGAACAGCGCGGCACGGGTGGCGGTCGGCAGGTTGCAGTCCAGAAACCCGGCGTTGCCGGCGTCAACCTTGATGATCTGCACGCCGAGCGCAGCGCCCAGGTGCATTTCGGTGTCTTCGTTGGCTTCGATCAGCCGCGACAACATCGAGGCATCGCGCGCCAGCCTGGTGCTGACGTCGTACTTATCGGCTTCCATGACCTTCACGCCGATGCGCGGTGTTCCGTCGATCGGCAGGTAGTCCACAGGGATGTTGGCGCACATTCCGCCGTCGTACAGGTAGCGGCCCTGATATCGAACCGGGTCCCATACTTTCGGCACCGCAGCGCTCGCGCGCGCGGCAAGCGCCATCGGTACATCTGGCGCGCTGGTCGGCGAAAAAACGAAAGCGCCCGTCGCTAGGTCCGTCGAAATGACCTGGATCGGTATCCGGGCGTTGCCCATTTTTCGGCGACCATAGGCGCGGTCCAACCAGCGGTAGAGCGCGTCGCCGCTGTCCAGTCCTTCAGCCCACATCAGGCGCAGCGGGTTGCGTGTCAGCAGACCGCTCATGGGCTCGTCAATTGACAGTTGCCGAATCTCCGAACCATCAAGACCGGCAGCTACCGCGAGGCCCACAACGGAGCCGCCCGAGGTCGTGGCGAGGCTTTTGATGGCAATGCCCGCATCCATGACAGCGCACGCGGCGCCGCCATGGATGCACCCCAGGAACCCCGAGCCGGAGAACGCGAGGTGGACAGATTTCACGCGGAAGCCTTGATGGCCGCAGCGTGCGAGGCGACAATGGCTTGGGCGGCAGTATTGACCGCCGCCGTGGCCTGTTCCTCGCTGAAAACGCCCGACGCCTTGAGTGCTTCGACGGCGGCCACCAAAGCCTGAACGGCTGGCATGGCGGCGGCAAACTGCGGGTTGCTCGCGGCAAGCGCGGCCAGCACCAGCGGACCGACTTGGACGACGGTGGACTCGGCGATGCCGAGCATTTGAGCTACGTTCATTTTTGAATCCCTTGGTGGATTGAGGGCGTGCGTGAGGACTACGACTTGGTCGTCGAAGGCGCCAGGGCGGGTGTCGGGGTCTGGGCCTGAATTACGTCGAATGCCGCTTTGGCTGCCCCCAGGCCCAGGTTGATGTCCAACTTGGTCTGGTCCGGCAATTTCGTCGCGTTGACGATCAGCGGGAGCGCGGCCAGAATTCCCGGTATCGTGTTCAAATCCGACAACGCCACCGCCGTTGACCCCGAGCAAAGCGCCGCCTTGGCCGCCGACGCCTTGGTCAAGGAAGCCTGTGCGGTCGGTGTCAACTGGGCTTGTGCCGGCGTCAGAACGTCCAGGGCTGCGGTCAAAGCCGGACAAATGTCCGTCACAAGCTGCGCCGGGGTCTGAACCGCGCCGGTCACGCTGGAAATCGTCCCGCAGCCCGGCAAGAAGACGAAAAAAAAGCCGGCCGTAGCCAGCGTGATCGCGCTCAGTAGCTTTTTCATTGCTTGGAAACTCCATCGGTTGTGGAACGAAACGGAGCCAGCGACTGCTGCGCTGCCTCCTTGGGGTCAATGAGAACGGCGTGCGCGACGCCCAGGCCAAACAGCGCGGCCTTGATCGACGCAATCAGGTCCGGGTCCGGGTGACCGGTCAGCACCAGCGCAGCCCAAAGGCCGAACAAAAGTGCGGCTGCAACGTATCGGATCGTGCTTTGGTTCATGCTTCTTGCTCCTGGTCGTACTGGGAAAGGTTGTGTTCGCGCATGATTGCGATGAGCTTCGCGGCGTAGTTCGGATCGGTCGCGTAGCCGGCCGCTTGCACCGCTTCTGCGAATGACTCGCCGCTTTGGCAGAGGAATGCCGTCGCGTACCGCGGGTTTGTCTGCAGGAAAGTTGCGTGGTCGTCAAAGCATTCCTGCCAATCGCCGTACTGGCGCCACGTTGCGGGAACGAACTGCCATATGCCGCCCAGGAATTCACGGGTGCGCATCTCAAGAGTCGGGCCCGTCCAGGAACGGTCCGCCTTGACGCCGAAAAGATTGCACGCCTGCGCGGCAAGCTGGGACGATCCCCAGCCGGACTCGAGCGCGGCTTCTGCGATGGTGAAGCTGGCCGGGATGCCGGTTTTCTGCGAAGACGCCTGCGCGGCAGGTGCGACTGCGGCGATGAAGTCGGTCGGCGTCATAAGGTCACCCGCGCCGAAAGGTTCCACGCGCCGCCGTGGTAGAAAGTCGGGAGCATCGCTTGCGGCGCCCAGGGCGCATACGGGCCGCTGGCGTCATCCGTGCGTTTGGTGAGCGCCAGCGACCAATGCCCGAGGTGCAATCCGCACCCGGCGATTCCGCCGAGCCGCACGCGAGCGGCCAGGCTGCCGGCGTTCGCGCCATTCGTATTGACTTGGAACTGCGGCAGGTATGCCCAGGCCCCTACCTCCACAAAGGCCGGCCCGATGTACGGCTGCAAAGTGGCGTACATGCCCTGCAACCGCCCGGAAGTGTCCATGGTCGCCCGCGCGCAGTTGGCGCCCGCATAGCACCCGTGCGTGGCCTCCTCATAGCTCGGATCATTGGCAAGGACCGTTGCGTACGAATGCGCCGTGCCCATCTGCTCATAGCCGGCTCGCCAGCGCACGGACGGCAACAGGTCGCCCATTAAGCCTATGGACACGGACGCCGACCGCAAGTCAAAGGTGTGCGGGTATCCCTGCTCCCAGTAAATTTCGTTGGGCTGGTGTCCGAAAACCGTTTCGCCGGCGCCGACCTCAATTTCGGCTCCTTTGGCGGGCGCAATGCCGAAGTGGTACAGGATCAGAGCGGCGCCGACGACGCCGAGCATAGTCAGCACTTGGCGGAACCACTCCCGGCGGCGCTCCTTGTTCTCATCTACCGCGGCCTTCAAGTCCGAAATTTGCCGATCTTTTTCGGACATTTCGAATTTGTCTTGACGCGCATCAAGCGCATCTTGTCGGGCGAACAGCCTTTTAATCGTTTCGCGGTCCTGCGCGCGTTCGGTTTCCGATTGAACGAGTTGGCGCATGTCCCCAGCCAGCGAGGAAATCGCCCGCTCCATTTTTTCCACCACGCTCTTGAGTGAATCCACGACACCCTCCACGCGGGTCAGCCGGTCCGGTTGATCGCTATTCATGCTTCGTCCTCTGTTGGAATGAAAAAGCCGCCCGTAGGCGGCTGCTTTCTCGCGCGATCGGCTAATTGCCGTTGATGAGCTTGGGGTCTGGCGGGCGTGAGGCAATGGCGCCGAAGTTGATGCGCGCCGATTCAATCAAAGCGCCAGCAATGTTTCGGGTACCTGTCACTGACTCATTGCGGAACGACTCAATGGCAGCGCCGGTTTCTCGATTCACTTTCGTGTTCTCGATCATCAGCATTGGCGTCCAAGCAAAAGAGCAGTCCTGCGCGTCAATGTCCGCGCCGGTCTGAGGGTGCTTTCCGCGAACTGTGATCCAGAAACGACAAGCCACCGTTTCCGGCTTTCCATCGGCACCGATGCGAGCCGTTCCGTCTTTTATGCACTCGCCGCCCATGAGCGGGCACAGGATGATTTTTTCGGCCATGGATTAGTTCTTCTGAGCGACGATGAAGTCGTTGTAAAGAACACCGTTCGTGAGAGGGTGAGTGTGGGAACCGCCGCCGCCGGTATTGGCGTTGACGGTGGTCGTGATGTTGGCATTGCCGATACTGCTAAATAGGCCGCTGCTGATCGTCGCCACTCCGGTTCCACCACTTCCCGAAGATCCATTGGCCATCGGCAAACCGTGCGTGTGTCCCGAGTCCGTCGAAGTCGCCGTGTGGGTGTGCGCCGGGATCTCCGCGGTCGTCAGCGTATGCGCGCCGGTCGCCGTCAATCCGTTCCATGTCGTGAACGCCTGCGAGCCGCCAGCTCCAACGGTGCCGGTCGTGAAGCGCATCACGGAATCGTTCTGCAGCGTCGTGTCCTTCGTCCAACCGGTAGGCGCCGCAGATTGCTGGAATGCGAGTCGCGTGCCGCTGGGCAAAAGCGCCGCAACTGCGGCAGCCGAACCGCTGACGGTCTGGTACGGACCCTGCGTGATGAACGGCGCACCGCTGTACTGCGCGATGTTCCCGGAAACGATGGTCGTCTGCCCGTAGGCAACCGTAACAACCCAAAGGCCCAGCCATCCCGAAGATGGCGACGGCGTCGTCTGGGTACCGGTCGCCGCAGCAACCCCAGGAACTATCTGATACGAAACGACTCCGTCGCGGAAGGTGTTGGACGTGGTGCCGCTGTTGCTTGGGCCTGACCAAGGCACTGCAGGATTGGTCGAGTTGTAGAACTGCAGAACGACCGGTGTCGTCCCGGTCGTCGGGTCGACGCTCAGGTCCAGGTCGGCGTACTGGGCCTCGATCAGGTAATTGATCGACTGGCCTGCCGTGCCTGGCGCAGAGAAATTCGTCGTGGTGTACGACCCGAGCTGGATTCCCTGCTTCAGGATGTTGTACGCCGTATTGGCGGGCAGCGTGCCGCATGTCGTCGCCTCAATAGGCGCCAACTGGTAAATCTCGCCAGCGCCGATCTGGACCGCCATGCTGGCGGGGCCTGTAGGCGTGCAAGCAAGGCCGTTGACGACGCCAGCGGTTCCGAAAATGGCCGCGCAGACCTTGGCGAGGCCGATCATCGCGTTTTGCGCGTCGGCGGAATCAATCCACTCGTATACCTGGGAACCGACGAAAGTTTGTGATCGACGCATTGATGCCCCAAAAAGAAAAGGGCGCCGATTGGCGCCCAGGATTGCGGAGGAAGATTGCCTAGTGGTTCGTGAGCGCCACGCCGATGTTCGTTGCCAGCGGCCTTGTCGCGTTGATTACCGAGTACACATCGCCGTCGGTCGCGGCCTGGGTCTCTGCGGCTAGGTTGCCGAAGTACCCCTGCGATAGTGGCGTGTGAAATGCGCTTGTCGCGGCGGCATCGAAATAGGCCGACCCGGGTTCAACAAGCACCCGTGGTATCGGGCGCAGCACCGTGATGAGCGCGCTGTATGGTGCAGCGATAGACCCGAATCGAGCAACGCGGAAAAAGCTGTTGGCCCCCTGGTTCTTACCCAGGCAACCGCTATCCAGAGGACGGGACGGCTCAAATATCACTGGGGCGCGGCCAGTCAAGGCGGTGAGCGCTTGTTGCATCGCCGGTCGAGTTGCGCGCCGTAGCAAGAACTCGGCTTGGACGCGGGAAATGTATCCGGCATCCGATTCGCCCGTGTTGCGCGGCAGGCTCGTGCCGAAAAAGTCGGCCGCCCACATATCTACCCAGCCGTCGGTCGATGTCTGCAGCCTGGTCTGGGCCTGGAAATACACGATCAAGGCGTACATCAGCGACATAGCCGAGGCGATGCCATTTAGGACGCCATTGATGACGGGTACGCTTGAAAAGTCCCCGAACCAGCGGCGTGGCAGGTACGACTGAAGCCGCGCGACGATGTCGCTTTGCGATCCGACTGACATGGCTCAGGTGACCGTGATCGTGCCGACCGTGAAAGCCTGCTCGCCGGTAACCGTCAGGTCTGCCGTTCCACCGTTGAGGGTGATACTGGTCACGTTCGTGACGCCGAGAACCGCGTAGGCGATGGACGACAGGATCGAGTACGGCAGCACGCCGCCCGATGATGTCACCTGCAGGCTCTTGATGTACGTCGTGAGCGCGGCGATCACCGCCGTCACGACCGCGGAGTGCGTGTATCCGGTGCCAGTCGTCAAGGACATGGCGATGTTCACCGCCAGCGGTGTCGGCGCAAAAACACCGAAAGTAACAGTGAGCGGCCGCGCCGCCTCAATGGCGGTTCCAGCGTTCGCCAGTTCTGTCGAGTTTGCCGTGCCGGTGCCGTCATTGACGATGGCCGTGAAGTAGCCGTATTGCGTGGCGCCGCTGTAGAGTTTGTTCTCGATGATGATTCCGGTCATCCCCGGTTGGACGCCAGCGATGGCGTTCTGCACAGCGACCAGCGTGGCGCCTTCCAAGCTGGCGATATAGGTCACGAATCGCGCGCGCGCAGCGGTATCGGTTTCAGCATTTACGCCACTGGTGGCCGCCGCAGCGTTGTTCACGTAATCGACACCGGCGATGCTCGAGCCGGAGAGGTTAATCGTATTGGCCTGGACATTTCCAACGGTGCCAACCAGAGGGGAAAGAACGCCCTGCATGAGCTGCGCGCATTGGACGGTAACGTTGATCGAAGTGGTTCCCGCCGGCAAAACGTAGGCGCCGAGCGTTGCGTTCCAGTTGCCATTTGTGGTGTCGGCGATGACCTGAAATATGACAGAGCCGTCCTGCGACTGGACGATGGCCCCGGGATAGATGAGCGCCTGAGCCGTGGCCGTGTACCGCCCGAAAGTCTCCTGCATGGTCGCCGCAGCTCCCGGCAAACGGGTGAAGCCAAACTGTGCAAACCATGAATCCAGGTCCGTGCCATTGGAAGTCGAAGCCCTGGTCAGTGCGGCCACTTGAAGGGCCAGCCCCTGCAACCAGAGCGCCACATAGGCCACGGCCTCGTCAATGGCCCGCAGGATTGAGCCGATCGTGAAATCGACCAAGCTGCTGCAGGCGCCCTGGACGGCCCCGGCGAAGTTGGAGACCAGCGACGAGAAGGACTGGGTGTTGAAAGTCGCCATGGGTGCCTATTTCGTGATGTCGAATTGCAAGAACTGCTGTTTCGCGGTGTTGGCGTCGGTGTACTGGATTGCCGCGCTCAGGCCGTTGTAGAGCGGCGTCAGCGTGACGTTCGGGGCCGGGCTGGGCGCCACCGCAGATTCCTGAAGCATCTGTCCGACGATGAGGGCCTTGGTTGCCTGCAAGGATTGCGGAGATCCCACTTTGCGGCCAACGCCGGCGCCGTAGGTCTGGTGCGCGAGGTTGTCGCCGGTGGCGATCACATTCCCAGCGATGTCCAGCAGTTGCGGGTTGGTCATCAATCTCCGGTAGACGCGCTGCAGGCCGGTCAATGAAATGTCGGCAAGCGCGAGGTCGCCGGACGGCGATACGGCGATGTCGCCGCCCCAGTAGTGCGATATGTCGGCCATGGCTTACCTCACAGCGGCGCGCCGGTATTGCTGCTGCCGGTGCTGACGCCGCTATGCTGGTGCGTCGACCCGACAGCATGCCCGTTGTTCTGAAGCGTCCCAATGGTCGCCACGTTACCGTTGACAGTCAACGTGCCGTTGAGTGTCGTATTGCCTGTCACGAAGAACCCCGCTTCGGGGACGAGCGTCACCTTGCCGTCATTCGTGAATTTGAGCGACGAACCGCTGGAATGGACGTTCCATATTTCTCCGGCGGGCACCGGCATCGGCTGCGCCTGCGTGGAAAAAAGACGCGCGACGACGACACCCGAAGAGAAGTCGCCGCCTTCAAAGACGCATAGCACCTGGTCGCCGATTTGCGGCCCGACTGCAATTCCCCATCCGTTCCCGACGCCAATGCAGCCGAGCGGCATCCAATTGGACTCGATAGTCGGCTGCGTTGGGTCGATCTGGACGTTGACCTTGACGCAGCCCTTCCCATCGTAAGCCGTGATGAGGTAGACGCCCGGCCACGACAGGTGATCCATTGCCGCCCGGGCGTGCTGCCGCATGGCGTTCGCCAGCCGTGCGTTCGCGCTCACAGCGTCACCGTCGAATCTGGCGAGTGGTTCTTTGCCGCAACGCGCATGCCGTAACCGGTATCGAACGCGAGCGTGCGCTGGATGGAATCCGGGTAGTAAATCTGGTCAAACTCGGTACCGGTGCCGGACAGCGAAATGATGGAGGTCGTGTCCAGCGCGTTGTCTCCCGGCATCGTCACGTCGATTTTCATTTCGTGGGCGACAAGTTGCTGGTACCAGTTCTGGGCGTAGCGATTGGCGGCCTCCTGGTCCAGATTCGGAACGGTCCTTGAGTAAATCTGCACACCAGAGCCGACCACGGAGCGGCCCACGGATATGGTTTTCACGGTGCCCGGGTAACGGGCCACGACGCCGCGCGCGGTCAATTTGTTCCACGACCGCACGACGACCTGGATGCCGCGCGAAACCGTCAGGGCGCGCTTCATCCGGATCATTTCGAAGTTGGCCTGCGGTGGCGTTCCGGCCTTAAATAGCAGTTGAAAAGGCGGCGTAGACCCCGGGCTCGGCTTTGGCTGGAAGTACAGTGATTGGCCGCGTACGAACACCACGAAACCCTCGGCGGTCGCCAGATAGTTGAGAAGATCCCACTCCGAACGGTCGTCCGACAGGTTGATGTGGTCGCTTTCGTAGAACTTGCCGGTGTACGTCGTGGTCGCGGTGACGACTGGCGTCAGGCCGTGCTGCTGGGCCAGCATCGTCGCAATCTGAGACGACGTCTTGTTCGGCCACTTCTGGGTCGTCTTCGTGTCCACGAAAACCCGCGTGAGGTCACGGCCGGCGACCACTATCCGCGCCTCGGCCGGGTCGTAGTCGATTTCGTCCACCTGGCCGTAGATCCAGGACGTGAGGTCGGCGGGCCCGAAGTTATTCGGGTCATTTGGCACGCCCATGAAGACCTCGACGTACATATCCTGCTGCTGACTGAACCAAGCGGCATTCATAGCCGCCGGCAGCGCGTTTGCCGCAAAGGTGACCTGAAACGTGTCAACCGCGAAGAAATTATTGTTTTCGACCTCTGCCCGCGTCCACCCGAAAACGATTTCTCCGTTGATCTTCACCAGTCCGCGTGGCTGGCGGCCGGTCGCGCTCCCAAAGGACGCCATCAGCCCACGCCACCGTTGGCTTGGCCCGGGTTGTACGGCGGGATCGCCAGCGTTACGTTGCCGGTCAGCGTCGGGTCGTTCAAATCATTGGCTTGCATGATCTGGTCGGCTGCGGTCGAGTCGCCATACTCGCGCGCGGCCACGTCGTACAAATTGCCACCAGAAACGGTGATGGTGCGTTCGCTCGAATTGATCTGCCCGAGGTTCAGGTTCATACGCCCGAGCAGGCAGGCCAACTGCACAAGATAGACCTGCTGTTGGGTTGCAGCTTCCAAAGCCTCAAAAGCCTCAATGTTGACCGATGGCGACGCACCGGCGGAAACGCCGCCCGGGCCAGCCGGCGTGTTCAGCGTCGCGTCTTGGATGACCGAAAGAGCGGCCACACGGAGCTGTGCCGCGGCGATCTGCTGCTGGATCGGCACCGTCGTTGACAGTGGTGCGCCGACCAGCGTCGTTACCGATCCGGTGCCGGCAGAGGCAGACGATGCCAAGGCGATCACCGAGGACGCGGCAAAAACCAGCGACGTCAGGCTCGCCATTTGCGTCGTGAGCGTCGCGTCCCCGATGCTGGGCACGATTACATTCGCAGCCGACAGGTCCGCCCCGACCAGGTCGTCGGCCGTTGGATTCGGGGTCTTCGAAACGGACCGGGTATTGTCCTGCAGAACCTCAACTGTGATGCTGTATGGGATGCGCGCGAACCGGTAATCCGGCGAGAACTCCGAGACGAATACCGTGAGGTTGAGCGCGTCCCATTGCAGGGTTACCGGCTGGCCAGCCTCTCGGATCGCCTCGACCAGCCGAGCGCGGTCCAGCGGTGATTCACCGTCGTTCGTCGGGAAGAAAATCCCGCTCCAAGTGATCGGCTGCGGGTCGGTACCCATGGCGTCGATAACGCGCGTGCCGCCGATCAGTTTCTTGACCGAAAGCCGTTGCGCGCCATGGAACGGCACGACCTCGGGGATCTCCATTTCCTGAAAGGTGAAGGTCCCCAGCGAAAGCGTGATGCCCATCACTTCACCCCGGGCATCGGCAGCATCACGTTCGGATCGACGCCGCCGCCGGTCATACCCATGCCCAACGACGATGACACGTAATGGCTCACGACGTTGGCTATCGGCTGGCCGTCCAGGTGGATCTTCGTGTTGACCTGAACCATTGACTTGTTGGCCGGGCGGACAGTTTCATTGACGCGCAGGGCGTTCTTGGCTTCCTCGCTGCCGAACATCGCCATGACGCGCGCCTCGTTGCGCCCTATCCAGTCGCCGAAGGACGTGCCGTTGATCAGGTGGTCGCTGAGCCAGGAACCGGCCTTGTACCCGACCGTGAGCGCGAGCCCGAGCGCGCCGATTTTCCCGATGAGGGCACCGAAGCCTCCGAGCGACGCCGAAGCGCCGGCCATAATCGCTGGCAGCCCAGCAAATGCGATCCGCGTTGCCGCGACACCCACAATCAGCGGGCCGCCAACGGCCATGACGCCAGCGAGCGCGCCAAAGCCGATGACGATGTCCTTTGTGAGGTTCGGGTGCGCTCGAGCGAAATTCCCGAGCGTATTGAGCCCCCGCGCGAGGTCAAGGAGCGCGGGCACAATGATCGGGACCACGTTCATCGTCAGCGATGTTTGAAAGTTCTCCCAGGCCGCGTCCAGCGCCTTGTGGGCCGTGGCCGGATCGCGTGACATAGCGGACCGGTATGCCTGAGCCGGGTCCATTACGCCCTGGATCAGCTTCTGGTCCCGCTCGAAATTCTTTTGCTTGACGATAAATTCGCCAATAAGCGACGCGGCGAGCTGGTTGCCGCGGAACATTTCCCCGATTACCTGCAGTTCGTTGGCGGTCGTGTCCGCCCGCTTGTTCCGCGCCAGGTAGGCGCGCACGGCCGGCGCGACCACCTGGGTCGCCCACTGAAACGGGTTGGCTGCTGCCATGCCGGCGCCGGCCAGAGGGGCGGTGACGGTCCCGGTAGTCCCGGTCTCGAGGGCCCGGCCCGTCAACAGCCCCATTTCCTGCAGGAGGGGCAGCGACTTCTTGTTGACGTAGCCCTGGTTCGTGACGCGGTAGAGTGCGGCCAGCCCTGGGCCAACGCCGCGCGACCCGCCACCGCCGCCGCCATTGGTCGCCGCCTCGAGCATCAGCGTTGGCAAGATGCTGTAGGCGAAGTCGTCAGACAGGCTGAACTTGGCCTGCCGAGCGTACTGAAAGACCTGCTGGAACTGCTGCGGCGTGACGCGGCCTTGGGTGGCCTCGATCACCCTGGTCATCATGGCGGCCTGCATCCGCAGGTTTTCCGGGTCATTTACGGCCCCGCGGATGTCCAGGGCTTTCATGGCGCTGAACGCTAGGTCCCCGGACGCTCCGCTCACCTTGCCCTCTTTCGAGGCGGCCAGTACCGTCTGCATCTGCTGCATGATCGGCAGGAAGGCGCGAGCCTCTTCCATGCTGCCGGTGACGTTGCGCAGGTCCAGCAACGCCTTGAGGTTGCCCGTCGCCGTGGTCGTGATGTTGTCGCCGGCCAGTTTCCAGGCGTCCCCGACCGCCTGGGCAATTTCGGCCTGCTTCAGGCCGGCCGTGTTCATGATGTTGAGCTGGTGGACGTATTCCTCGGCGGGCTTGAGGGCTTTGGAAAGCATCCCAATGCCGAACAGGCCGGCGCCCCCGACCGCGCCACCGAGCATCGTCAACCGCTGCATCTTCGCCAGGGTCGTATTCAGCTTCTCCGCGTCGCCGTGGAACGACGCGAACTGGCGCGAAAGCGTGGCGAGCGCAGGAGAAACCTGGTTCACCAAGGACAATTTCACACCGATAGCGAAGGCTTCAAATATGGCAATCTCCTGCGCCGAATGGGGGTAAAATGCCCATCCCGCCTCAATCCTTCGTCGCGATGCCGCTACCTGTTCGCGTTCGCATCCAAGAATGGTTCGCCGATCGATTCCGATGGGCTCAGTACCCGAAGGTCGTCTATGACCGCCCGCGGCGCGCGCGCGGGACGCCCTGGGAATTCCGGATCGTCTTCGGCATCATCGGGCTCGGCCTGTGCGCTTTTGCGCTGGCCGGAGCCGTCGTTCTGTTTGTCTTCTTGCGCGCCGCCGTTCTCTACGGCTGATAGCCCGAAAGCGGCGTCCAGGCGCCCGCAGCGCCGTAGACGATCCCATCAAACACTCGCTTGCCCAGGATGCGCTCAATGGCGTCCTTGCTGCGGATCGCCGCCGGCCCAAGCACTGCGCGCGGCGGCATACGGGAAGTCCCGAGCTCCTGCCAGACCATGATCTGCGACGTCGATCCCACCGCAGCCTCGACCGCATGGACTTCGCGGCCTATTGAGTCGCGCAGGTCGCCCTCGCGCAGGAGCGGTTCGTCCGGGCTGTAGCCCTTGGCGACACGGTCGGCCACCGTTGAATCCGCCAGCGGTGCCCATGGCTGGAAAGCACCTACAGCGGGTTGGTACGTGCCGATTTCGTCCTTGGCCGTTTTCTCGATCACCTTGCAGGCGTCGTCAAGGCCGGCCTGGGCGACGACGTGAAATTGCATGCTTAGGTTGGCAAGGTGCTGCGCGAATGCCAGCGGGCTGTTGAAAGTCTTCATTGCCGCTCCGAGAACCGCATATGGTCCCAATCGAAAGTCGAGCCTTCCATTTCAGAGAACGTAATGGCCCAAGCCGCGCGGGTGTTGTCGTCAAGCTGAAAGGCCACGTCGAACGGGATGCCATTGCGAACCAGCCATAGGCACTCCCGCAGGGCCGGGGCCTGCGCTATTTTTTTATTTCGGCCTTGTCCTTCTCGGGGTCTTGCTTCCCGAAATTGGCGTACACGCCCTCGGCAACCGCAGCGATTCCTTCCTCACCGAGCCGCTGGATAAGCGCCTCAATCTGTGCTTTCGTGACCGGCGGCGGGACAATCGCCTCGTCGATCGACACCACGAAAATCAGGGGCAGAACCATGCCCATGTAGACCTCGTTCTTCGCCGCATCGTTGCCGACAGCCTCGACGACGCGAAATTGCGCGAGCGGCCCGGGCTTTCGAAGAACGATGATGCGGCCAAGAGCGTCGATTACCTCCGCTTCCTGCGCGGCTTTGGCGATGACCTGCTCGGACGGGCTCACGTTCAGGCGTACCTTCGGATCGTTCATGTATCAGCCTCAGAGCCCGACCACCAGAGCGATCTTCTTGCTGGCGCGCCAGGCAACCCGCGGCGACACCTTGTCCAAGCCGCGCCACTTGCCGGCGTCCTCGAGGTCAAGCTGTCCACCGATGTACTGGAACTGCGTGACGTTCCCGTCCGACTCGTTGATGGTCTGGGTAATGACGACGACCGGGGGCGGCAAGCCCGCGAAGAAGTTGGCTTCGAGCTGGGCGAAGTACGCCTCAATGCTCGAATCCATACGGTCGAATTCGAACGTACCCTCATGGCCGTTCGGGACATTGCGGAAATGGGTCGTGCCGTTGATGGACTCGTGTTCAAGCTTTTTCGTGCGCGCGCGAGAATCGAAGCCGACTTTTCCCGAAAACGTGACTTGCCCTGCGACAGAATCGAAGATGGTGATCTGCGATCCGTCGCGGCCGATATTGAATGTGTTGTAACCCATTTGCCGCTCCTAGAAATGAAAAAAGCCGCCCGGAGGCGGCTTGCGCAGAGATGAAAAGGGATCAGCCCGGCTGGACCGTGACGTTGACGGTGCTGCCGCCTTCGAGGGAAATCACGAACACCCGGACGATGGACAGGTAGGTGACCTTCACCAGCGTTTGCATGACGCCCAGCGCGACCTGCTGCTGCGGGTTGTTCGCAGCGTTCGTCTGGACCGAGAACGGCACCTGGGTAGGCGCGTTCGGGTTGCCGATGTAGCCGTTGACCAGCCAGAGGTTCGTCAGGAATCCGGTGATCGCGTCATTGACCTGCGCACGCAGATTGGTCGTCTGCGGATTGCCGACGACCCAGCCGAAATTCGCGGCAAGCGTGAGGGCCAGGAAATTCGTCATTGCCGTGTAGCCCTCGGAATTCGTCGCGGCGTTGGACGACGTGTTCATGTCCGTCTGGAACGCGAAGTAGCTGCCGCCCGGAGAAGGATTGGCAAGGTAGTCCACACGCCCCTGCGTCGCAGCCAGTGCCTCTGCCGACGAATACGGCGCGCTCATCAGCGTGCGCTGCGTGCCGATGATCCCGTTCACGGGCTTGTTCAGCGTGGACTGGTTCGGCGTCAACTGGGCCCGGGTCGGCGCCCAGAAGGAAGCGGGGCCGAGCAGGCGCTGGACGTTGTTCAGCGTGTCCTGCCAGTAGACCCAGTCGCCCGCCAGGGCCTTGAACGAGTAGTTATCCACGCCCGCGGCGGCCAGATTGGCGGCCACCGTCGCAATCGACTGTCCCGGAGCGCCCTGCCCTGCCCCGAAAATCCCGTAGGACTGGCAGAACGCCGCGATGGTGGACCACTGAGAAGACGTCTGGTGATCGACGAGGTTCAGCGTCAGCACGTTGGCGCTTTGCAGCGCGTACATGCCGGTCGGGCGAGAGCCGTTCGTACCGACCAAGGTGGCATCGGTCACGCCCGCGGCGCCGTCCGTGCCGCCACTGAACGTGTAGGTCGCCAATGCCGGAGTGGAAGCCGATGAGCCTTGCAGGGCCACGACAAGCTGCGACGGGCCCCGCACACCGGACTGGCCGTTGTTGATGGCGTTGACCAGGTTGCCCCAGCATCCGGCACCCAGGGTGTACGCCCCGCCGGTTCCTGCGCCGCCAGTAAGCGTCGCGGTGGCCGAGGTGTAGCCAGAACCAGGATTCGTGATGATCGGCGTTCCCAAGCCCCATACCAAGTTGATGAGGGCGCCCGTGCCGACCCCGCTGGTCGAAACCTGGGCTTGGGGATTGGTCGGAATTGACCCGCCGAGGATCGACCCGGCTTGGGTGACGGTCAGAGCCGTGATGACGCCACTCGTTGCCGTGACCGTCAGAATGACGCCGTTTTGCAAGGTGATCGTGTCGCCGGTCACGAAACCGGTTCCACCGGACGCGCCGCCGCCGCTGATGTTCGCCGAAATGGCCTTCAAGGTCGCCTGGATCGTTGCCTGCGTGCCGCCGGAGGTCTGGGGCGCGTTCACCGTCACGTTCGGGACCGACGTGTAGCCCGTGCCCGCCGTGGTTGTTCCGGGCACCACGCCGACACCGAGGTTGTCAAAGGTTTCCGCCAGAATGCCGGGCAGCGAAAGCTGGCACTTGTAGGTATTGGGCTTCGTGCCCGCCGCCATGGTCGCGGTGAGGGTGTTGCCCAGGATGCCGGTGTAAAAGGCGGTCAGCGTCGCGCCGATGGCCGCGGCGCCGTCAACCAGCGTGGAAACAGCGGACGTGTCCGTGCCGTCCGTGACCCGGACCACGGTGTTGTTCGTTTGCCCTAGCTGGAAGGCGATCGCAACGGCGGTCGCAAGATCGCGCTGGCGCGCCGTCACCGGGCCCAGCGACATGGATGCGGCCTGCGGCGAACCGACGCCGAAGGGATTGTTGACCGGACCCCAGGATGCGACTCCGACCAGGCCAAGGCCGTTGGACGCCACGCCCTGGATGACAGGCGGCGGTTGCACGACCTCGACGTACAGACCAGGGGCCATCAGTCCCGCGAGGTTCAGTTGGTTCTGCTGGAAAATCATGGTTTCTCACTCCAAATGGGAATAACTCGCGGACTTGCAGAAAAAGAGGTCGAAAAAAAGCCGCCCGTGGGCGGCATGCGGATTCGTGAATCGAAAATCAGAAGAAAAGGAAGAAATCTCCCGCGTTACCATTGCTCACCAGCGGCGCCACAGCGAAGGTGAAACCCTGGTATCCGCCTGTCGTAGTGGCACCAGCGGTCGGATTGATTGCCCCGGGCGCCGACTGTTGAACGTATTCAAGGAACGTCTTGTTCGCATTCCCGGTGGTGAGCGGAATTGCTGTCATTGCGTTCGGCGTCGTCCCTGCGGTCGGCTCTGCTCCGCCGCTCACGCCAATTTGCAGGGAAAAAACCAGGTCCGTCCCGGTCGTCGTCACTGATCCCGATGTCAGAACGTCCGTTCCCGTTCCAGACGACGCGATGAAGTTCTGCGCGGAACCATCGTATTGCGCGCCAGCTATGCCGATGGCAAAGTCGTAGTACATCGTCGAACCCGGCGCGGTCAGCGTTATGACGTGCGTTCCCGCAACGGCGCTATCCAACTTCCAAATCGCCGGATAGAGACCAGAACTGCCAGGGTTTGAAGCCTGCTGCTCAAGCGTGAACGCGCCGCTCAGGTTCGACGACACCGAGGATGCTGGCGGACTCTGACCATCGGTATGAACGACGATCACGCCAGTTGCCGGCATGACGATGGTGATGGATGCAGTCGAAGCACCCCCGGGGGAAACTTCAACCGGCGTGACGATCTGCATTCCATACGTCGGATACACGGAAAACGTAATGCCGATGATGTCGCCCGCAATCGTCTGCTGGCCCGTTGGATTGATCGCACCGGCTGTGGTTTGTTGAAAGTAGCCGTAGACAACCGCGCCTGGTGCGACGCCCGAAGTGATCGCCGTGAAAGCATTCGGAGATGTGCCAACAGTCGGATTTGCAGATCCGCCTTGCGAGTTGAGAACCTCGAACACCAAAGCCGGCAGCGTCGTCGTTATCGAACCCGTGAGGAGCGCGTTCGCGCCCGTCCCCGCGCCGGCGCCATTATCGAAACTGGCCGATGGGCCGAGCCGCGAGTTCGTTACATACCACCCGCCGACGTAGCGAATGTTCGCGGCGCTGTTCGTGACGGTAATGACGTGCGTACCCGCCTGCGCATTGTCGAGCTGATATAGGACGGTGTAGTCACCGAACGATCCGCCAGAGGTGCTTTGCTTCTGCGTCAGCGCGCCGCCGATGTTTGACGTTGCTCCTGTCGGCGGCGTCGTGTTGTTCTTCGTGATGACATGGATCGTCGAACCATTGCTAGGCACGACGACGGTGATTGGTGCCGAAGCAAGACCACCCGCAAGGTTTTCGACCAGAGTACCAATGACCGGAAGCTGGCTCATGTGGCGTGGTTGCTCATCCAGTTAAACATGAACTGTCCGGCACCAGGCTGCGGAGTGTGATTTGCCTGAATGAGGCCGAAGTCCCATCCGTTCGCGTTGTACCAACCGCCATTTGGGTTATAGGAGAACGCCGACAGACTGACGCCGTTCGTGTCGCACCATGCGGTCAGCGCCGACAGCCATGGCGCTCCGACAATTCCCGCGCCCGTGTGTTCGCCGGTTTCCGTGATGACGATGGGAACACCGGCGCCGCCGTTGAAAGTGTTCTTGAGCGTGACGACCTGCGCCCAGGTGTCGTACGCCGGCCAATCTCCGGTACCAGAGTTGCCCGTGGTCGAGAACGTGAGATTGAACGTCGCCCCGGTTCCCGACCCCGTCGTGCTGTACTGGCCGACTGGCCCAGTGGGTTCCGTCAATTGCGAATACACGCCGCCAACCAAAGCACCGCTGTACGTCGTGCCGCCATACTCATTTTCGTTGCCACCGGATACACCAGGAGTCCCCGCCGTCCAACCAGCAAGTTGAACACCGGTAATCACACCCGCGCTGGTGGATGTCACTTGCAAAGCAGCCTGCCAGTACACGCCGCCCGAACTCGGTCCGCCGCTCTCGTCCATCGGCAGCAAGATCATGTCGCCCAAAGAGTACGAGATCCCGCTGGTTGGTGCTGCGCCTTGTGCCGCAAATGTAAGTTGGGTTGCGGTGTTAGCGGTTACCGTTGCTTGGTACGTTACGCTGGAAACCGTGTAGATGACGATCTGCCCGACTTTGCTATTGACGGTCCATGATTGGGACGAGTCGTTCAAAGTCGTCGTTGTGCCAACCGATGTCGTCGTGCTGGTCAATCCGCTGTACCCGCTTCCCCCTGTCGCAACCGATACCGCTGTGATCCGGCTTGCGGAAGGGTATGGGTGCCATGAAGCGCCAATGTTGGCCGTCCAGACACCGTAGGTACCAGCGTTCCAGCCGGTCGGAGCCGTCGTATCCGTGGGGGCGTAGGCGCCCCAAGAACCCAGATCCTTGTTGTAATTTAGTCCCGACAAAAGACATAGATTTCCTGCCCCCGTTGCACGGATCGCAGATAGCATCTGCGCGTGGCCGGCCACGTACCAACCATACGTGCCGTTTGTAACGGTGACAGACGTTCCCGAGGTAGAACCAGTGATTACTGTACCGGTGGCAATGGTTCCACCCGTGACACTGAAAACGTCTATGTGTTGCGTACCAGACGAAGCAAGTCCAGTCGTTGTGTTCAGGTAGTAACAGAGAATTTTGCCGGTTATGCCCGTCGGTGACGTTGTGGTAAATGTCTCGCCAGCTACGAAAGAACCCGTGCCGCCTGTAGGCGTCGTACAGAAATACGGCAACACAAACTGATAACCACCACCGCTTGATTGCACGGTCGCATAGCTGCTGTTGTAGAGCCCGCCGTTCATCAGCAGGTTCCAGTTGCCAGCACTGTCCCCATAGGGTTCTGGCTCGTTGAACAACTCAAAGATGACCGAACGGTTATCAACCGTCCCACCGTTCATTTTCAACGCCGTGCCGTTGGGGTATCCGAATACGCTCGCCAGTGATTGCCAGCACTGAATGCTGTTGTCCTGGTTCGCCATGATGTCCTGCCCGAAAGGCGCGGAACGACCTGGATTGGTCCAGGCAAGAACCAGAATCACGTAACAGCCGATGGAGTTGTACTGCGCTACCTTGGCAATCAACTGGCTGCGGTATACGCCGTACGGGTCCGGGTTGACAACGGTGCCGTTGTTTTCGTTGACCGAGTACCCCATCCAGGATGCTTCGTTGACACCGAGCCGGATGACATTTGGCTTCCACGCTTGCACGTAAGAAAGTGTTGGTCCGTTGGCAACATCGACGTTGTAAGTGCCGCCCGTGATGTCTCCTACGCCACCCTGATTCGCATTTCGGATGGAAGCCGATACCGTTCCTTCAATGTCGAAGCCGCGAAGCTGAATCGTCGTGCCGTGGCCGTTGACGAGGTTGCTGCCGTTCGCTAAAACCGATCCGTCGTATCCATGGACCGTGCCGCTTGTCGGCGGGTTGCCAAAACCTCCACCATACGACGCCGCAAGCGCTGAGAGAAGAAGGTTGCTTTCGGCGTACATGCTCAGGCAACCGCGAGAGTGCGGAACTTGCTGGTAATAGCGTTGTACCTGGTACCAATATCGACGGTTGCGCCGGATGCCACGCTTGTCGGGAAAGATATGGTGCTGTTTTCAAAACTTGACCCGGGTGTGACGCTAATTGTCGCCGATGCGATTATTTGAATAACGAGCGGGTCGCGTGAGTTGGGCGTTCCTGTGAGCGTAAAACCGGTGATGTTAGTCGTTTGCCCAGAAACTATGACCGTGTTGAACTGGTCGGTGTTGATCGGGATGTTGGGCGCGTTGCCGGCGTACGTGAAGACGCGCTCCTTGATCCGCGTGTTGCTGATGAATGTGTTCTGGATGCCGCCGCCGCCGACCAGGGTCCAAAGCGTCGTTACCGGGTTGTATTGCAGGACGTAGGTGCTGCGCGCCGTGCCGAAGGTCGTCGGCAGCGAGCAGTTGCCTGGCTCGACCTGGGCGCCGAGGGCGATCGCGATATTTGCCGCTGTACCGGTGAGGTTGATGATCAGCGGCTGGCCTGCGGTCGGCGTGCCAGTGATCGTGAGTCCGGTGATCGGTGTCGTCTGGGCCTCGATTTCCAGCACGTCGATCGCGTCGCTGTTGATCGAGTAAGTTGCCGTGTTGGCGTTCGTCGTGACCTCGCGGGGTTTCGTGCCGGCCAACGTCGCCGAGGCGCCCGGTAGGGTGTAATTGGCCGCCGCGGTGCCGGCAAGACCCCATCCAGCCGCAACCAGGTCGCCCCCTCCATTGCCGATGACAGGCTGCCCTGCGGTGAGGACGCCTTCAAGGTGCGTGACCGTTCCAGAACCACCGCCGCCGAGGGAAAGCCCCGGGGGCGACACCACCGCCAAGGTCTGCAGGTTGACCAGAATAGGCCCGACTTGTGCCGGAACAGCGGGCGTCTGACCGACTGAAATTGCGGCTATGCCCTGCGCAATTAGAGCGCGGCCGAGCGCATCTTGGACAGTGGCAATCGCACCCACCCCTACCGGTACGCCGTTCAGGTCGTACGGTTGCAGGAAGGTCACGTCCATCGGTGGTCCTTGAGGTTACGGTGTAGCGTTCGTGCCGCCGTGCGCCGAAATGAACGTCGCAAAGCTGTGCTGGTAGGCCGAGTAATGCGACCAAGCGTTCAGCGTTCCGGTCAGCGTTGGATCGACGGTGCAGTTGGAATGCCCAGCGACCAAACCCATGTTCCCGGTTGCGGCGAACAGCGGGTAGTTGCCGAGTGCCGCAAAGAAATTGAGATCCAGACAAGTCGATGTCGTGCTGTTGTCGAACTTCAGGAACGCGCCTGTGTTCGTGTTCGTCGGGTTGTTGACGTTCAGCGACGATGAAAGGATGTCCACCATCATCGGCTGATTGTTCGTCCCCTTGAAATACAAGGGGTAGAACGAAGCGAAGAACCCGTTCACCGTCACGTTGCTCACGGCCGAGCTGGCTGACAGGTTGTAGGTGCCCGCGCCGCCGGTACCGGTGCCCAGCGAAGTGATCGTCGTTCCCGCGGTGACGCCCGTGCCGCTTATGGTCTGCCCTACCATGAAAGTGCCGCTCAGGCCAGCCGGCACTGTCAAAACCGTGCCGCTGATCGAGCATCCAGGCGCGGTCGCAACCGCCGTCTGGTTCTCCACGCGCAAACCCGTCGCCCGAAAGCACGTCACAACCGAGCTTGGTGACGACACCCGGATGCAGCAGTTGTCACTGTTGCCGCCGTTCACCGTAGCGCAGTACGTGCCGACCAGCAAGATGTCCAGGCCAGGATAAAAGTCCAGGGACAGGGCGCCGACCAGCCAAGTGTCAGTGACCGTGTAGAGCGTTTGGTTCCCGGTTCCGGAAGGAATCGACTGATATGCGCTGGTCACTCCGGTCGGCAGAGTGACCCCACAAATCAGCGCCGTGCAATACGGCGCGCTGAAATAGCATCCCTTGATCGAACAGAGGTCGCTATTGAAAATGACGCAGGCACCTATAGCACCGGTGTTCTGTATCTCGACGTTGACCTTCTCGACGATCGCATTGAAATTGTTCGTGCTGGCTTGGTTGCTGGACAGCAAGATCCCGCAAGTCGCGTTCCCCGTGTAGCTGCGGATACTCAAATCCTCGCACCGCGCGAAATTGGCCCCGCTGAAATCGACAACCGGATACGCGCCGGTCATGCTCGCATTGATGATCGTCGAAAGGCGACCGTCACCGACAAGCGCCACTGTGACGCCGAACGTGCTTGCCGTGCAATCCAGGCCGTTGCCAGTGACCTTGTAGACGCCGGATGGCAAATGCACGGCGGGGTAGTACGACGGTGCGTTCCGGGCCGCGTTGATGGCCTTCTGGATCGCTGCCGTGCTGTCGGCTACCCCGGTGGGATCGGCGCCGTAGTCAAGTGCGTTGATGGCGGCGATTCGTGAAGGCAACCACGGAGCCGTCAAAGAAGCCAGGGGGCTCAGAACAGCATTCGTGTTCGGGTTGTAAAGGATCGGCAGCGAAGGCACTGCGATTTGAACGTTGGCGCTTTGGCTTCCGGCTTTTGCAATCCCCTGGCTTATAAGTGCGACGCCGAGGGAATCTTGAACCGTGGCTGTGGAACCCGCGGCGAGAATTTCACTGCCCAGAAGGTAGG